GTACCACCAACCACTAACCAAAAGAGCAACCACCATGCCCGACGAAGTCCGAGTCCAATCGAACGGAGCGTATTGGCAAGCGGTGATCGTCGATCACCTGGGCCGAGCTAAGGCCAAGTCTATCGGCCGCAAAGACGCCATGACCAAGAGGCAGGCGATGAAGGCGGCTCGCATATGGGCTGCCGAGCACGCCGACAACCCTATCGCCGCAACCGCACGGGCGATCACGCTGCTACAGTGGCGTGATCGGTACGTTGCCACACGTACGGACATCTCACCGCTGACCTTGAGCGACCACGACCGCACACTCACGCTGCTGTCCCACCACTTCGGCGACCTCGAGGTCCGCCGGCTCGGCAGGCCCGACGCCAAAGACTTCCGGGTCTGGCTGGAGTCACAGCCAGGCCGCGGCGACGGCAACCCGACGATGTCAGAGGCCACAGTCCGCAAGCACATACGCAACTGCAAGACGATCTTCGGCGCCGCGGTCGACGAAGGCTGGCGAACAGACAACCCATTCAGCAAGGAGAAGTCCAGCGTACCCGAGACGCCGAACGACTGGCAGTACGTTGACCTCGAGACGTTCGGGCGCCTGCTCGAAGAACTGCCCATCGAGTATCGCACGGCGGCGGCACTCGCCCGGCTCGCTGGCTTGCGTCTCAGTGAGGCGACGTTCCTCCGCTGGTCCGACATTAACTGGTCCGATCGCACGATCACCGTTCGCATCCGCGGCGGCAGGGCAACCACCAAGCAGAGGCATCGCACCGTCCCGATTGCGCCACAGCTGCACGACCTGCTGACGGATGCGTTGCTGATGGGTGCGTTCGAGATGGAAACGCCAGACTTGGACTTGGACCACGTTGCCCCGTTGGCTGGCGAAAACCTGCAGCGCCCGCTTCGGCGAGCGGCCGAGCGAATCGGGGCGGCGTGGGCCAAGCCGTTCCACACACTGCGAAAGAACTGCGAGACGGACTGGCTCGCCAGCTACCCAGTCATGGACGTCTGCCGGTGGCTCGGGCATTCGCCAGCCGTCGCCATGCGACACTACCACCAGACCACCGCATCGACCATGCGGCGAGCAGCAGGACTGGACACCACCCCATCACCAGCCGAAGCCGAGATCAATCGCCTGCGTGCAGCACGCCGCCGCACCGCACGGCGACTGCGGCAGCTTCGAGCAAACCAAGAGAGCACACCATGAACTATAACCGCATGATCCTCGGCGCCCGACTGACCCGTGATCCTGAGCTGCGATACTCGCAAGGCGGGACCGCATTCTGCAACATCGGGCTCGCTGAGACGGAGAAATACAAGGACCAGGAGGACACATTGTTCATCGACGCCGTGGCGTTCGGCAAGACGGCCGAGTTGATCGACGAGCACTTCAGGAAAGGCGACCCGATCATGATCGAGGGCAAGCTGTCGCTCGACCAATGGGAGGACAACGAAGGCACACGCAGAAGCAAGATCAAGCTGAAGATCGACCAGTTTAAGTTCGTCGGCAACAAGGGCGATCGAGAACAGCGGCCGGCAGCCAACAGATCCAGCCACGACGACGGCCCGCCTGTCGATGACGACGACATCCCGTTCTAATCTGCCACAAAATTTGCCACAAAACACCGATGGCCGGCCCGATTCAAGGGTCGGCCATTTTCAAGTTCTTCTTTAGATAAATCGTATTATGGTTAAAAAATGCGTCACTTTAGATTGACTAATGCGTACAGATGATTTAATTTGCACGCATCCACATCACAGGACCACGCCATGACCGTACAAATCCGCAACCCACACCTTGAGCGGCAGCTACTCGCCGAGTCCAACCGGCGCGGCAACACCACCAAATCAAAGACGCTGGTCGAGCTCGCCATTGAGCGCCTGTCACAGATCGAAGTCGAACGCCGAACACCAACCACCAACCAAAAGAGCACCAACCATGACTGAGGCTACCGCCGACGCCGCCGCAGCTGTCCTTACCACACAGTCGGGGCCTGCAATCTATCGAACCATCCAAGCCGTGATGAAAGACGTCGGCGCTGTCGGCCGAGATAAGCAGACTCGCGAGTACGGCAACACACGATCCATCGATGCGGTCATGGATGCGGTCGGACCAGCCATGCACAAGCACGGCTTGATCATTCTGTCGAGCATAATGTCTCGAGAGGATCGAAAATGGAAAACATCAAAGGGCAGCGAGTGGCAGCATGTGATCCTTGGGATCGAATTCAAGGTCGTCTGTGCCGAGGACGGTTCGTTCTGCACGACCACCACCACTGCCGAAGCGACCGACTCCGGCGACAAAGCAACATACAAAGCCAAATCGATGGCGCTGAAATATATGCTCGTCGAACTGCTCGCCATCCCATACATTCAGATGCTCGACGGTGATGGCGCAGATCCACCCGAGAGAGAGGCGTTCGATCCCAACAAAAGCCGGCAGGTTACGGACAACAAGCGGGGCAAGGAGGCTCCAGCTGGCCAGCTGGTCGTCATTGACGCCGTCATCAGCAAGGAGGGGAACAGCGACAAGGGCGCATGGAAGCTATACCACATCACCACGAGCGACGACGCCACATATTCCACGTTCAACGACTCTATCTTCGACCAGGCCCAAGACGCGATGGCGGAGGCGCTGCCCGTCAAGATCGCCGGCACAAAGAAGGGCAGCTATCGAGAGCTTGAGTTGACTACGTTCGATGTGCTGCCGCCCACCACATCGGCGCCGATGTTGGCAAGCCAGTCGGCTACGGCAGAAGCTGAATCCACTATGGACAAGGACGTGAGATTCGATGTCGTCGGTAAGGAGATGCGCGGGTCGCGCGAGATCGTGCGTGCGGTGACAGTCGACGGCGAGGAATACCTATCGATGAATCTCGACATCGTCAGAGATATCAAGGCAGACCGCACCACGCCACACGATGTCCTGTGGGAACTCACGCCAAAGGGCAACAAGAACATCGTCGCCGTCGACGTGGCGCCAGTCGAGGACGGGATATGACCACCACCAACCACCAACCAAAAGAGCAAACACCACTATGTCTGAACCTACCAAGAAACGATCGATCTTCGACATCACAGAGGACTTCTGGGCGCTCGACGACATTCTCGCTGAGTCGGGCGGCGACGTCGGGGACGATGCTGCAGTGCGAGTGCTCGACGAATTCATGGGCGAGCTGGAAACCGACCTGGAAGGCAAGGTCGACGGCTACTGCTCTTATATCGTCGAGCTCGAGTCAAGGGCGGCGATGCGCAAGGCCGAGCTGGATCGGCTGCGAGGCCGAGTGGCAACCGACACCGCTTCAGCCAAGGGGCTCAAAGCCCGACTACAGATGGCGCTCGATGCGCTCGGCCGACCCAAGGTTGAGACGCAGCGATTCAAGGTCGGCGTGCAGAACAACGGCGGTAAGTTGCCGCTGATTCTGGCGTCCGACAACCCAGAAACCATTCCGCCTCGCTTTGTGAAGATGGTTCCGACCATCGATACCGACGCCATCCGCAAGGCGATCGAAGCGGGCGATAAGCTCGACTTTGCCCGCCTGGGCCATCGTGGCCGAAGCCTACGCATTCGATGATCTTCCGACGCGCCGGTCGGCATGGCTCCATACATGCCGGTTGGCGGTCTTTTGATAGTCCGACTTACCCACTTCCATTCCCCACCAAGAGAGTATGACCATGCCCGAAGGACTCACAGCTCAAAAACTCGCCAACATCAAAGAGATGATCGACGCCGATCTTCGCAACCCTAACCTGCCGACGTCGCTGCGATCGCAGCTCACCAAGCTGGCCGACCGTGTCGTGCGATGCCAGTCGGCCTATGTGCTGTTCGAGCACACGAGGCCCAAGGCCGACACCGACATCTGCACCGCCCGTCCGCACTCACAGGCTGAGCTGCCATGATCGAAAAAATACCACTCAAAGACATTCGCATTACTGGCGATACACAGGCAAGGGCAGCCATCGACGAGGCGACCGTGTCAGACTATGCGCAGGCACTGCTGCGAGGCGACGATCTTCCGCCTGTCGATGTGTTCGATGACGGCAGCGAAGTGTGGCTCGGCGATGGATTCCACCGCTACCACGCACACTCACGGGCGAGCCAGGGATCTATCGACGTCATTCGCCACGCCGGCACGCGGGATGACGCTTTGTGGCACGGCCTCGGCGCCAACCGCAAGCACGGCCTGCGCATGAACCAAGCCGACAAGAGGCGGGCCATGGCGAAGGCAATCGAGACGCGGCCCGAGGTCAGCAACCGGATGATCGCCGCACACATCGGCGTGAGCGATCACACCGTAGCAAAGGTGAGAGATGAGCTGGAATCAACTGCGCAGATTGCGCAGTTCAGCAAGCGACAGGGCGCCGACGGAAAGATCAGGCCGGCGGCGAGCAAGGCGTCAGATCCCAACGTCTTTGATCGCGTCACTCATCGCGCCGAGGCCCACGACGCCGAGACACCCGACGCCGACGCCATCAAAGCGGATGACGACGACGGGGCGGAAGATGACAGTGCGCCGAGGCCGCACGCCAATGAGGGCAAGGACCAGCCGATACCGCTGGCACACGACGAGCTTGGGTCGCCGATCCACAATGGCCTACTGGCTGGTGCGTTTACCACACGCGCAACATTCGACCAGATCATGCAGTCGCTGTCGGCGCTGTCTAGGGCAGTGAAAGAGTTAGCCGGCGAACATGGTGGGGAATACATACCGTTGCAGCGAATTCAGGCAGACCTAAAGAACGCTCGCGAAGGTATTAAGTTTGCCCGCCCATATGCCGTCTGCCCACCTGCAGCGATGCAGACTAATCCAACATATTTCAAGGCGGGGTTCGTCCCCAAAGATCACTGGCAGCGACTACCCAGCGAGTTGAAGGATGAGTCGCCGATTTAACCCCAATAGAAAGAAGCAACCACCATGCCAACATTTCACCTGTCACGAGACATCTTCAACGTCTTGGGGGGATGGCGGCTCAACCCCGAACAGAGCATTGCATACTGTCGAGGCGGCTGCCGCGTGACGAAGTACCGCAAGCCCGCAGACCACATCGGCCCCGATCGTGACGTCCACAAGGTCATGCTCCAGGGCGGCGAGGGCAACCCCGATGTGTTTACGCAGCACACTTCGACGCCAATGGGAACGGTCGATACGCCCGTAGCCGACTGGCCGCTGATGTACACACAGCACCACTGGACGACGGCGCAGATGTACGGCGCCAACGGCGCGATAGCCAACGACGGGAGATTCCATCCACAAGGGCTGCTCTACCTGCCGGCCACGGACACGCATGTTGTCGCGGTCAGGCATAGATACGCCACCGTGGACCTGCCGCAAGAATTCGTCGCAGTCAAGGTGGGCGACGGGCCGTGGGAAGTGCGCTCCACCAACTTAGACATGCAGCTTGGCGGCGGGCTTGACCTGTGGAGCCAGTCATTCGCCGACGAGTATTTCGGCGGACGGCGCATTGCATACTTGGGCGGCGGACCCAACCCCGGACAACATGGCACCGCCGGGCTTGCCGTTGGCGCGATGCGTATCGGCGGACAGGACGACGACATACAGGCCACAGAGTATGCCACCGTCGCCGAGATCGGGCTCCCATCAACGCACGAATCATCGAAAGATCGTGTGATGCGGTCGCTGCCCACCTATTTCACAAACGGAGTGGGCTGGACTCACGCACGCGAGGTCATCGACGGCGAGCTGGTTGGGTATTGGGGCACAAACTCGCTCCAAGGATGCCCCGGCGTTGATCCAAGCGACAATGTGTGGGCGATCGTCCAGTACCCCAAAGGTACAGCTAGCGGCCTGGCCCGCGTGTCCTACGACATTCAGAGGCGATGCTTGTGCTCGGACGCCGACCGTGGAACCATGATTTATCGTGTGGACCATCGTGACATCGCCAGCGCTGCGAACGGCGATGTGATGCCGTGGGAGGTCAGGTCGCAGTTCATTGATTTTGGCGGCGTGATCCCCGGCAAGCCCGAATCGATCAGCTTTATTGATGGCCTCGCGTACATCTTCGCAACCGACGTGTGGAAGCGGAACACTGCGGGCAAGCTGCAGCCCGCCATCTTCGTAGTGGAAATCGACGGCGTCACCACGCCCACGCCCACGCCCGAAGCCGGCCGGCTTGATCGTCTCGAAGCAGGCCAAGCCAGCCACGCCGCGGAGATCGCGTCAATCAATAGGCGACTGGAGGCTATCGCCGCCGGCGCCCTGTCGAAGTAACCACCAACCGAAAGAGCAACCACCAACCGAAAGAGCAACCACCATGACCTTTGACGAAATGGCAACCGAGATCCGCCGGATGGCTGAGGCCGACCCGGCAAAGTATAGATACGACCTGACGCGAACGTATGTCGTAGCCGGGCACGAGTACGCCACCGACGCCCATATCTGCATTCGCAGACCTACGGTACTACCCAATACGTCGCCGGCTGATAGACCGATACCCCCGGTCACCTCGCTCGACTGGGCCATTGGCGCCGCTTTCGGTGTCATCGATGCGCATGTCGCCGGTATGCCGCGAGAAGATGCCACCGTCCAGTCGTCGGACCCTGCACACTGGGCGCTGGTCGACAGCAAGTTTATTCCGGCACGACACGCCAACCTTTTGCGGCGGTGTGAGGGAACGCTTTATATCCCACAGGGGCGCCGCAGGAATTCCATCTACGGCCTGCTCACCAGCCCAGCAGCAGAAGTCGTGGTCGCCGCCCATCACGCTTCTTCGGATCCCGCTTGCGTCGTGCGCACTGACGTTCGCAAGCACAATGCGAAGAAGGGTGATGATGTATGAAGCTGCGGCCCTACCAACAACAGGCGTTCGACAACACGATTGCCGCCCTGTCCGAGCATCGATCCACGCTGATCGTACTGCCCACAGGCACGGGCAAGACAGTAGTGTTCAGCCACCTGGCCGAGCACTACGCCGCGGGCGGCCGCGTGCTGGTGTTGGCTCATCGCGAAGAACTGATCAATCAGGCGTCGAGCAAAATTCAGGCGGTGAGCGGGATTGAGCCAGCGATCGAGATGGCGGATCAGTGGGCTCCTGAAGATAGCGTATTCGGCCGGTCGCAAGTCATCGTGTCATCCATTCAGACGCAGGCGACTGGCCGCATGAATCGTTTCAGGCCCGATGACTTCAGCTTGATCATCGTGGATGAAGCGCATCACGCCGCGGCGAAGTCCTACAAGAAGGTGATCGGCCACTACATGGCTGACGCCGGCTGCAAGTTGGTCGGCGTCACGGCCACGCCAGACCGATCCGACGAGGTCGCACTAGGCGAAGTGTTCGACTCGGTGGCGATGGACTATGAGATCAGCGACGCCGTGCGAGACGGCTGGCTGGTCCCCATCAAGCAGCGATCGATCATCGTCGACGGCTTGGACTTTTCCAAGGTTCGCACTGTCGGCGGCGATCTTAATGGACGAGACTTGGCCGCACTTATGGAGGCAGAAGGCCCGCTTCACGAGGTCACCACGCCAGCATACGAACTGACGATCGGGCGGAAGGTACTGGTGTTCTCTGCATCGGTGGCTCACGCCGAACTGATGTGTGAGATATTCAATCGCCACGAGTCCGGCTCCGCGCGATGGGTCTGCGGGACCACCCCCAAAGACGAACGCCGGCAGATGCTGCAGGACTACGCTGCCGGCAGCTTCCGAATACTGGTCAACGTCGGCGTGCTCACCGAGGGGTTCGATGATCCAAGCATCGAAGTCGTCGTCATGGCCCGACCTACCAAGAGCCGATCGCTCTATGCGCAGATGGTCGGGCGTGGAACCAGGCCACTGCCGACGGCGGGGATTGACCTGCTCGACGGCGAGGATGCGGACGGCAGGCGATCGGCAATTGCGGCGTCGACGAAGCCGGCCGTTGAGATCATGGACTTCGTGGGCAACGCCGGCAGGCACAAGCTGATCACCGCCGTAGATATTCTGGCCGGCCGATCGAGCGATGCGGTAGCACAAAGGGCCAAGGCGAAGGCCAAGAGCGGGCAAGCTGGCGACGTGCAGGAGGCGATCGACGAGGCCGAGCGAGAGATTCACGAAGAACGCAAGCATCGCGACGCCGAGCGGAAGAAGCAGTTGGTCGCCAAGGCCAGATACACCGTCGAGGATGTGAACCCGTTCGACGCACTGGACATCGAAGCGCCTCGCGTCAAGGGATGGGATCGCGTGAAGCGGGCATCGAATCGGCAAGTGGCGTATTTGAAGGGTGAGGGTATCGACGCCAGCAAGATGAAGCTCACCGAGGCGTCGACCCTGATCAACGAGATCAACGACCGACGCAAGCGTGGCGAATGTGGCTTGCGGCAGGCTCGCATTCTTGCCAAGCACGGCGCCACCAACACGCGCGTCACGTCAGCCGAAGCCAACATTCTGATACAAAGAATATACGAACAACGGAGGTCGGGCGTTGGCATATGAGCATACCCGAACATCAAGCTGCACTACTCCGCGCACTACAAAAGGACGTGGGGAAGGCTGTCGAGCTGCGTTACTCGGGCCAGTGGCCCATCACGGCGGGACGCATTCGAGATCACCTGCGCAAGTGGAGGCACAGGCGGCACGACCAAAAGCCGTTCACGGTACAGTGCTTGGAGTATGTGCTCGACATATGCGACGTGAAAGGTATCGAGATCGGGCCACCCGAACCGGCATTGAGCCCAGCCATTCGGGCGGCGATCACCGACCCAGTCACCCGTCGCCCAATGTTCGAGGAGTTGGTCGAGATGACCAACGCCGGTTGGCTGCTTCCTGATGAACTCGAGCGATTCCGCAGGCTGAGGCTCGTCGCCAAGTCGTCGGGCGTGACCATTACGCCGCGAGATATGTACGACCTGATCACGCTGTACCAAGAATCAAAGGGGCGAAACCATGCTTCACGGACGGAATCGAAATAAGTTTGGCGTAGCCCCCAGGGAAGATCGAACGTGGCAAGGGCGAATCTACGCCAGCAAAGCCGAGATGGTGTACGCACAGTATCTCCAGCTACTCAAGGATGCCGGAGAGATCGCCGACTTTGCCGAGCAGCCGACCGTTGAGCTTGGCATTCCCGAGAATAAGTACCGACCCGACTTCTACGTCACCCCAGGCGGGCCTGACCAGCCCTATTACGTCGATGTCAAAGGCCACGAAACCGCAGCTTTCAAGAAGAACAAGAGGCTCTGGAAGCGGTATGGAGCCTGCGCACTAGTCATCGTCAAGCGGCGACGAGGTAGATTTTTCGTCATTGAATCCATCCACCCAAAAGAGCAACCATGACCATACTGGCGGACATTCCACTACAGAGACAGCTTGACATCGAGCGCGACGCAGTGCGGGCGGGCGTCGATAACTATTACGAATCCGCGGAGTCAACCATCGCCCGCGGCGAGGGCGGGGCACTGCGGGCAGCACAGAGGCTGATCCTGCACTGGCAGCCAGCGATGACACGGGCGGTACAGGCCGAGGTCCGCAGCATTGAGAAGGGGGAGCCCGGCGTGGGGCGAGCAATCTATGGGCCAGTCGTGGCAATGATCGAGCCCAGGGTAATGTCGCTGGTGACAATCAACCAAGTGCTCAGCCTGTTGATGCTGGAGGCGGATGGTGTGCAGTGGACACGCATGGCCTATCATGTTGGCCGCGACGCCGTGGCGCAGATCGAATACAAGCGACTCAAGGCTGAAGAAGGCCACATTTACCAGTTCATTCATCGCAAGTTTAAGTTCCACAACCCAAAGCTGATCATCAGGTGGTCGCGAAAGGAGCTTGAGGAACCACTGTGGGACCGCCGCCTCTGCATCAACCTGGGCTCGATGCTGGTCTGGAATCTGATCGGCGTGGCCTCCGCCGCAGGCTACAGTGGCCCGTTCGTTCGCGCGTTCGCGCATGAGCGGCGCCGGCAAGGCAAGCAGACGATCGCCTATCTGCGAATGACCGAGGAAACTCGCAAGATCATTGACGACGGGCACGTTGCCCGCGAGGCGCTTCGTCCAGTCTACCCGCCGATGGTGGTTGAGCCGACGGCATGGGCGCCAGCCAACGAGGGCGGCTATCTGCGAATCCGCACGCCGCTGATGAATCGGCCAAACAAAGAGCAACGAGCTGCGATGGATGCTGGCGATATGTCGCGAGTGTATGCGTCGCTAAATGCTGTCAACCGGACACAGTGGAAAGTGAACCCCGACGTGCTGGAGTGGGTGCAGAAGGCTTGGTCTGACGGCGGCAACGTCGCCGGCTTGCCGACCGTCGAGGACACTGAGATTCCGCCGCGGCCGTCAAACTACAGTACCAACGTAGAGGCCAAGCGAAGATACAAAGCCGAGGCGAATGCTGTCTGTCGAGACAACCGAATGATGACGTCCGAGCGCACACGGTTCCTGTCGATTCTCGGCGAAGCCGAAAGCTATGCTGACGAGGATCGGATATGGTTCCCCCATCGCATGGACTTCCGCGGGCGGCTCTACCCAATCCCGCCGGCACTCCACCACCAAGGCAACGACACATGCCGCGGCCTGCTGATGTTCGCTCAGTCACGGGCGGTCGCCGCCAACGCCGTCTGGTGGCTCAAGTATCACGCCGCGAATATGTTCGGGCACGACAAGCTGCCGGCAGAGGATCGGGTCAAGTGGGTCGACAACAACTTTTCACACTTGATGGACGTCGCGAAGGATCCTCTCGATCATCCGCTGTTTGTTGATGCTGACGAGCCGTGGCAATTCCTGGCTGCCTGCATCGAGCTGTGGCGAATCGATGACGGAGAAAGGCAGACCCGCCTGCCTGTTCAGGTGGACGGCAGTTGTAACGGCCTGCAGCACTACGCGGCACTGCTTCGAGACGATCAAGGCGCAGCAGTCGTCAACCTGATCCCTGGCGAAAAGCCGCGAGACATCTACACCATCGTCGCAGAGCGAACCGCCGGCATTGTGGCAAACCACGCGTCGGACGGGGACGCCATCGCCGTCAAGCTAGATGGGCATATCACTCGCGACGTCGTCAAGCGGACAGTGATGACGAAAGTGTACGGCGTCACGGCAGTAGGCGCGAGGCAGCAGGTGTCGGACGCCCTGCGGGACGAAGGGCTCGGCGGTCCCGAGCTCTACGACATGAGCTATTTCGCCAGCCGGGCGGTACTGCTGGCGATCGGCGACATCTGCCGCGGCGCCAGTGCGGCGATGGACTGGCTGCGAGCGGCGGCGCAGGCGATCACAGACAAAGGGCACGTCGTCGGCTGGACTACGCCGCTTGGGCTGCCAGTGGTCCAGCCATACCGCAACACTCGGCGGGTGAGGGTTCGCACTCTCGCGCAGTGGGTCAACATCTGCGTCGATGATGAGAGGCTGCCGCCGCACACTCGACGCCAGCGGGATGGCGTGGCTCCCAACTTCATTCACTCGATCGACGCCACGCACATGATGATGACAGCGGCCGAATGCGCCAAGCGGCACATCGATTTTGCGGCAGTTCACGATTCGTACTGGACGCACGCCGGCGACATGGATGAGATGTCGGCCATCCTCCGCGAGCAGTTTGTGGCGATGCACCGCCAGCCAATACTTGCCGACCTGCGACAGCATTGGATGTCAAAGTATCAAGTGGACCTGCCCGAGCTGCCGGCACATGGACACCTTGACATCAACGAAGTGATGCATAGTCGGTACTTCTTTGCATGAGTTCTGCACCATTCGATTATTTGCGCTATAGAAGAATACAGGAGCTTCGCCATGACGAAGCGAGATAGAATCGCCATTGTATGGTTCGCCTCTGGGGACTGGTCCCATGGTCACTCACTAACTTTGCGGCGGCGACTGCAGATTGCTCGCCGCTTCCCGCGGAAGACGTACTACTGGCTCCTTAATCGACTGACCCGCAGATTGTCTGGATCTGACGTAGCACACTGCGGAGTAGGATACGGCGGCATCGTGCTGGATCCGACTATTAGCGGCGATCGAGCATGGTATCTCGCGGACTTTCGCCGGCGATACCCGACGATTCTGCATGTCGCCTACGTTCGGTTGGATTGTGAGCTGCCAGCAAACTGGTTTTGCGGGCGAGCTTATCCGCGACACGCCTGGCCGAGCCTGCTGCGCTGGCTGACTGGCGGAAGGACGCGAGCGGATAATTGCGTCACCGCCACCATGCAAGTGCTTGAGTTTGGCGGGCTCGAATTCCCACGAGAGATCGTAAGCGCCTTGGACCTATCCATTTGGCTTGAGGCCCGATACCACGCCGACATCAGGAGCGCCGATGAGTTCTGCATCAGACCGCCAACTGCCCCGCCAGCTTCCCGAGACGGCAGCCGAACTGCTGAAGTTGCTGGACGAGAAGGTCGCTCGGCCGGTGTTGACTGATGTCGCCGAGCTTTCCGACGAAGAAGGCCGGCTTCGGCTGGCCGAGGGCTACGGCCGGCGGCGACTGGTTGATCAGCTGCTTGGGATTCACAACAAACAAACGGAGGTCTAGCTGTGTTTGAGGGCGGTTCTGTACCACGCATCCCGACACCGACACCGCCACCGCCACCGCTGGACACCACCAGCGAGGACGCAGAGCGAGCGGCCGAGCGGGACGCCGAGTTCCGCAGCCGGCGCCGCGGGCGCCAGTCGCTGCGAATCAAACCAGAAAACCCGAACACGACTGGCCTGTCTATCCCATGAAGAAGAACGCAACGATCGCCGCACAGTTCGCAAATGACGACGCGGAACGGTCGTTGATTTTGGAGCGCGCCAGGCTATGTGCGGCGCTGACGAAGGCGCACCTGCTTCCGCCGCAAAGCCAGGACAAGAACGCCAAGCTGCCTGAGAAGTATCAGTCGGTGGGCGCTCGCGGGGTGTCGAACCTTGAAGGGCGGATGTTGCTGTCGCTGTTTCCGGCCGAGATCCCATGGTTCGACCTGCGGCCGGATGAGAGCTTGCTCTACGCGCCGGACGCCGACGACGAGATGATCCAGTTGTTCGAGGAATTCCTGTACCTGCGGCGCCTGACCGCCCAAAGCGTGCTGGAGTCGTCGAACGTGGACCAGCGCAGGCGGCACAAGCGGGCCGGATTTCGCGCGATCAAGCGTCAGGTCATCGGTCAGGTGGTCGCCACGGGCGATGCGCTCGAGCAGTTGACCGACGACTACCGGCTCAAGCTGTTTCGCCGAGACTGCTATGTGACGCGCCGCGATTCGGCCGGCGACGTGCTCTACCATATCGTCAAGGAATCGCTCGACCCGCTGACGTTGAGCGATGAACGCATTGCCACCGCCGGGCTGAAGCTGTCGGACATTCAAGAGAAGTCCGTCGCCGAGCGGATGGTCGATATTCACACGCGGATCAGCTGGCAGCCACGAGATAAGACGTGGGTGATCGAGCAGGAAGTCAATGATCACATCGTCAGCACGAGCGAAGAAACCGTATCGCCATACTTCTCGACGCCATTCTCGCTGTCGCCCGGCGAGCATTACGGAAGGGGCTTCGTCGAGGAAAACCTCGGCGACCTGCGCACGCTCAATGAACTAGAGGTCCGCCGGTTGGACTTGCTGGCGCTAGCGTCGAAGGCGCTTTGGGCGGTGGACGAAAGCTCGCTGGTCCGCGACGAGGACTTGGAAAAGGAATCGGGCTCGGTCATTCGCGCCCGCGTTCGCGGCGGCAGGGTAGATGACGTCGCGATTCTGCACGCCGACGCCATGCGAGAGTACGGCATGATCAACGACGCGATCAACACCAAGACGCGCGACCTGGGGAAAGCGTTCCTGCTCGAAACCGAGACACAGCCGCGCGGCGAACGTGTGACAGCTACACAAATCATGCGGATCGCACAAGAACTAGATGGCACGCTCGGGGGCGTGTACGCGCCGATCGCCGACGACCAGCAGATCCCGATGGTGCAGAGGCTGATGCACATGCTCGAGCGAGACAACCTGATCGCACCGTTGCCTAACGACGCGGTTAGGGTGGTGGCACTGACCGGGCTGGCCGCATTGAGCCAGCAGGCGGCCGCCGGGCGGACGATGAGCTTGGTTCAGGTGCTCGCTCAGCTTGGCCCCGAGGCGATGAGCAGGATCGACATGGGCGTGCTGACCGACATTCTGGCCCGCGACCTTGGGATCTTCGAGCCGGGCCTGATCAAGAGTGCCGAGCGGCTGGCTGAGGAACAGCAACAGGCCATGGCCGCACAGTCGCAGATGGCAGCACAACAGCGAGCCGTCGATGTTGTCGGCAATGTTGCTGAGTCACAGCTTACTGGAGCACCCTGATGTCTGAATCTGTCACGCCAATCACGAACACCACCGTCTATCCCGTTTACGCCAGCAAGGCCGCGTTTCTGGCGGACCTTGAGGAAGCCAGCGAGAAGCGGAATCGTGCCAAACTGCGCGAGATCAAGTACCGACTATCCAACACAGACACGTCCAACTGGGCGGACCCGACTGTTCGCCACGACGCATAGGAGAACCCATGGCCGAGAGCACCCCGCCGAACACGCCCGCATCCCCGCCGCAACAGCAGGCGTCGGCGCAGCAACCCACGCAGCCGACGCCGCCGACGCCGCCGCAGCCGGCGGAGAATCCGCAGTTGTTCGCCGGCAAGTACCAGACGCCCGAGGCGCTGTCGCAGGGTTACGCCGATCTTCGCGGCAAGCTGGGCCTGCAGCCGATCGAAGGTGTGGCGTTCGGCAATGGTGGCATGTTCTCTAGCGTCACGGCACTGGAGCGCGGCTACAAGGACATGGAGGCCATGCTCGGGCGCCAGCAGCCGGCCCCAGCATCGTCGCCAGCCGAATCACAGGCGACTGAAAACCCGCTGGCAATTCCAGAGGGCCAGCAGCAGCCGGCAGACGAGACTGTCGAGGCCGTCCTCGCTCGCGCAGGCATGAAGGCTGAGGATTTGGCGACCACCTATCAGCAAGATGGGAAGTTGACCGAGCAGCAGTACCAGTCGCTCAAGGCGGCGGGTTACCCGAAGCCAGTGGTCGACGCCTATGTGCAGGGACAGGTCGCACAGGGCCAGCTTCGCGAGCAGCAGCAGGGCCAGATCCGCAACCAGGCGACCGAGATGGTGGGCGGCGAGCAGCAGTTGAATACGTTGCTGCAGTGGGCCAGCTCGATGCCCGACGTCCGCAAGGCTGACATCAATCGTCGGCTGGGCGACCCGAGTCTCTACGCCGGCGCACTCACCGAGCTGCAGGCCGAGCACAGCCGCGCGGTCGGGGCCGGAAATGCCCGGCCGCTGATCGAAGGCACCCACTCCAGCACCAGCGCGGCCGGGCTGCCGGCGTCAGACAGAGCAGAGTTCAAGCGGATCATGGTCGCCGCCCGTAACGGAGACGTGGCCGCTCAGCGAATTGTGGCAAACACGCCCGATGATGTGTTGCGCCAGATGATCTAAGGAGCCGTCAACGTGCCCGAGCAAGTCCGTGTAACACAAGAGCAGGCGAAGAAGCTGGAGATGATGCGGTGCAGCTATCGCTTCGTAACCAAGCCCGCCGAGCCTTTCGATTCCACA